TACCCCTTTAAGTACATCTATTTAATAAAAAAATTAAATACTAAAATAGACACCCCCTCTCCCTCTCATGTGACGGGAGTGGGGTTTACTTGCATACCTAGGTAATCAGGCGTAACTCTCTGATATTATTGCCGTTTACAAGTTTACTCCTTGTCTACTCTTTGCAAACCTGCAAACAAGCTAACTATCTGTTATCATTAGATTTATTCTGTTTACATGCCTACTTGTTTACTTGTGTTTACCTGTGGTTACTCTCGTGTATTCCTATGTTTACCCGTGTCTACCTTTTGTCTATTGTGTCTACCTTTTGTCTACCCTGTAAACTATGCAATTGCTTATTGCTTGATTCCTTATGATGGGTAGGTATGACCTAGAATGGACCAGAAAGGGCCATAGAGGGCTTTTATGGTGTTAGGGCTATGTAGGTATCTATATTGAGCAGACTGCTTTTCCGGGGCATTGTAGGGCTTTTATGAATATCCTACTCTGGGGTACTACTCTGTGGTACTATTCATCCCTGGCCTGAGCAAACTATGTAAACCCTGTAAACTATGTAAACCCTGTTCACTATCGAACGCCCATACAACCATCTCTTAATCACTAATTACTTAGTTCAGTCTGTTAGGCATTATTCAGTTTGTTAGGCATTAGCAATAAGAAAAGCCTGAAAAGGTTACATGAACCTAATCGGGCTAGACTGATAACAGGTTGTTAGGCTTTTTATTATCGTGATAGCTCAATGCAGATGCCAGTCTGAATAGCCTTGTTGTAGCGTTCAGGCATTAATCCAAGATATTTCAAGACACGAGAAACATTGTGGCAATCCTGGCATAATATGCACCGTACAACTTTCATTTCTTCACGATCTGATGTTAGCTTAATTGCCTTGGCAAACGTAATTCCGTAGGTTACATCCTTTGAGAGTTTGGAAATTTTCATGATGCTTTCACCAGGTGGAAGTCAACTTCATTAAATTGCACATACCATGCTTCAATAACCCATTCAGGCAGATAAGGGGCAGATTTGCGATTAAAGAATGCCAGGAAGCGTTTTGAATATTGCATGGCTATACCTCAATGCTCGGGCACAATCGCAAGGACTATGCCCGAGGTTAGATGGTTGCTAATTATTTACTTGCATACCTGCGATAATTGCCGCAAGTTGTTCCGGCGTCAATTTGGACATGGCCTCAATGGCTTTCTGCTCGTCACTTTTTGCACTTGCCGGACGTTCAGCAGCTTCCCATTTCATCTTGTCCACGTTCTCTTGACCTAATGCCTGCGACCATTCTGCACCTTTCTTTGTAGCTTTAAAGGTTGCTCTGGCATCAATCAACTTTGCTTGTATACCTTTCTGCAAACAAGCATGCAGGCAACCGCTTTCCTTTGCCCAATCTACCAACTTCTGTTCATCTGCAAACTGTTCAGAGGTCGGAAAGATTGACCTGGGCAAAGTGTGGCTTACCATTGTTCCAACTACCGGGACTGAAGTTTCCGTCTTGAGGGTATCTAATGTTACGAAGATTGACTGTGCCATGATAAAACTCCTTTATGATGGGTTTACTTGCGAGTGGCCAGAACCATTTCCAGCCTGTTACTTACTGTATATCAACTGTGGAAAGGATTGTCAAGAATTAAATTGTATCAATTTCTCCGTTCTCAATCTTTTTCCATAATCCGCCATCCTGCCAAAACTCAATTCCTTTTGACATATTAGATATGTCGAATGTCTTATTTGTTCCGTCACTCATAGTTATGGTAACTTCAATACTATCTTCTAATGGCCTGATTTCAATTCCTACTAAATCTTTATGTTTCATAATATTCTCCATAGTTAAGGTTGTTTCTAACTTTCCCGGTTGTTCATCTTATTAACTATCTGCCTCTTAATATCTCCAATGTATATCCTGTTTCAAGCCTTGTCAAGATTTATTTTCCACCATTCTTTCTTTTCTACTTGCTTGTCCTTTCCCAATTACAATACTTCTCCATGTTCAGGCTGTCAAGAGTTATTTTGCATCACCGTTTGTATGATGCTCGCCAGTCTGCCTGGACCATCATGTTGAAATGTTTCCCATGTTGGATTGTTCCACAGTTTGCCAGGATTATCTACTCATAATCTATATCTGCTTACCGTTTGTCCTCGTAGCGGAGGGAACAATTCTTCTCGCGTGTAACCTGCCCGTGTGTGGATGCCTCGATCCTCCTGTAGTGGATTAGGGTTTCTCATATAATTTGCGGATACAAGCACCTTCACATTGCCGTCAAAAGTCACTACTTCAAACTTGCAAACATTTCACCAGTTAATCAGTCAAGTAATTTCATAATGCCGTCAATCGTCACCATTCCCTTCAGTGTTCATTTGTGAACATCCAGTCGGCATAGCAACTAATCGGGAACAATTATAACTTAGCAGCCTTTCAACTTGGATACTTAGAAACTTGATTGCTTTATTAAAACAGGCAGCCATCATATATTAGAGAGGTCGCCATATGATTGCCGGCATTATGGAAAAAGCAGGAAAATTAAGTCCTTATGCATTTTAATGTTGCACTTTCCACCATAATATGTCACATTATTATAGGACAATTCCAAAAGGGTCACAACTTCCATTTAATCTATTTCACCTGTAAAGCTGCCAACCATGCTCAAAGAGTTAAAATCTCAGCATCGCAACATTATCCAGATGGCCTTTAACGGCTACAAAAATCAGGAAATTGCTGAGCGTCTTGGCATGGCACAATCATCCGTATCTACAATCCTTCGCTCACCTCTAGGGCAAGCCTACTTAAATGGCCTTCAAGACAGGGCTCACGAAGCAACTTTGGATGTTCGCAAAAAGTTAGTAAGTCTCAACAAAGAAGCACTCGCAACATTTGAGCACTTGCTCGACAAGAATTCCCGCAAAGCTGTACCAGCCGCAGTCCAGTTCAATGCCGCCAAAGATGTTCTCGATCGCAATGGTTATAAGGCTCCAGATCGCTTGAACATTGACATGACGCTGCAAACCAAAACTGATGAAGAACTCGATGCTGAAATAGCAGCAATCGAAGAAGCAATCAACCGAACTGGTGGTAAAAATCTTCCAGAGATTAAAAAGTCCTTACGACAAAACTTATCATTTACGACCATTCCTCTTGCTTCAGATCATGCTGTTGTCACGATGCCCGCTAACGAGGATGATTTATCTCTGGAAGATTTATTCTGTACTGAAGAACAAGCTGGCCTATTTATTCCTGACGAAGATTTTGAAGAACCCCTCCTGATGGAAGACACCTCAATTTTAGAAGACCTATCATTTGATCCCTTTCATAATATTAAAAGGTCATAATGATGGATCTTTCCCACCTTGATAGAGACCGCAAAGAGCAATATTTAAAACTATTGCAAGCCAAGAACATCCGGATCAAGCAAAATAAGATTACCCAGTACTATCCAGATGATGGTCCGCTAAGTCGAGATTGCTATCCTAAGCACATGCAATTCTTCGCAGCCGGCGCAGACTTTTCTGAGCGTTGCATTATGGCTGCAAACCGCATAGGCAAAGCCCTCAAACATGGAACTAAAGTAGCTACTCCTTATGGCTGGAAAAAGATTGAAGACATTACTCTTGGTGATTCTTTAATTGTTAATAATTCTGATATAGCTCCAGTTAAAGCCATTTATCCTCAAGGAATTAAACCAACATTTGAAATTAAATTTTCTATTGGAAAGTCAATTATTTGCTGTGCTGACCATCTCTGGAAATATAAGAAAACTCCTACAGATCATTGGCAAATAGATAATACACAAAAATTAATATCGTTAATCCAAGAAGGCTTTCAAATAATAATTCCTTATTGGCCGTTAGATAATGAGGGGATGCATTTACCATTAGCGCATATACTTACGGGCACTAAAATATCTGAAAATTGTTCTATTCTTGATATTGTTCCGAGTGAAGATTTTGAGTGTACTTGTATTGAAGTTGATCATCCAGAACATTTATTTGTTATTGAGCATGGAATTGTTACTCATAACTCTGAAGGCATAGGAGCGTATGAAACAACTCTTCACGCAACAGGCAGGTATCCTGCTTGGTGGACTGGCAAGCGTTTCACCAAACCAGTTTCTATTTGGGCATGCGGGACTACCAGTACAACTGCCAGAGATATCGTTCAGTATAAACTGATCGGTAATCCCGAAGAGTATGGTACTGGACTCATACCAGAAAAGTACATCATTAAAACTAGCCCGAAGGCTGGCGGAGTTGCTAATGCCATCGACATGATCTTGGTCAAGCATATCTCTGGTGGCATATCTCGGATTAAGATCAAGTCTTATGCTGAAGGTCGTAAGTCTTTTGAAGGTACCGAGCAAGACTTAATCTGGCTGGATGAAGAATGTCCACTTCCTATCTATACTGAATGTATTACCAGGACCATGACGACAAATGGTCTGATTATGCTAACCTTTACTCCACTTGAAGGCCTAACTGATACTGTTCTTCAGTTCATGCCAAACGGCAAAATAGAAGACAATCAAGAAGGTAGTAAGTTTCTAATCCAGGCAACATGGGATGATGCACCACATCTCACCAAAGAACAGAAAGACAAACTCTGGGCAGCTCTTCCACCTCATCAACGAGATGCCAGATCGAAGGGTGTTCCGCAGTTAGGATCTGGTGCAATTTATCCAATCCTCGAATCTAACATTACTGTAGCTGACTTTGCTATTCCCGACCATTGGCTCCGTTGCTATGCGTTGGATGTTGGCTGGAAGAAGACTGCAACTGTTTGGGCAGCTACAGACCCGACCAGCAACATAACTTATCTCTATAGCGAATATTATCAGGGCCAACAGTTGCCACTCATCCATGCGGATGCCATCAAGGCTCGGGGAAATTGGATTCCAGGCGTAGTTGATTCAGCTGCACATGGACGTTCGCAAGATGACGGTAAGCAACTTTTTGAACAATACTTTGGTTTAGGCTTAGACCTTGAGAACGCCAACAAATCAGTAGAGGCCGGCTTATATGCTGTATGGCAAATGCTTAGTACTAACAGGCTGAAAGTATTTGGTTCGCTGGTTAATTGGTTTAGTGAGTTTCGGATTTATCGCCGGGATGAAAACGGCCAGATTGTTAAAGACCGCGATCACCTCATGGACTGTACTCGATATCTGATTATGTCTGGACTTAAGCGAGCAATCGCGAAACCTTACTGGGAATTTCAGGCATGGGAAGAATCAGAACTTTACAATCACCAGGAAGCAAGTCTAGTCACTGGTTATTAATAACTTAAGTAGTTAAGGTACTGCAAGCGACGAAGTCGCCTACACTTGACACCATTACACTTTACATTCTTTTACTTGATATCTTTATATACAAACCTACGGGAAATTAATAATGGCTAATAATGGTTTTGAATTTCCTGTAGAGGAACTTGTTGATCCAGGCAATCCAGCGACTCCGATGGCGAATGCAATTATAGCTGGCCAAGCAGCGAAGCTGCCTACACGCACCAACTCAACCTTGAACACCGGCACAAATCTTCCGGATACTGAACAGGCAAGCCTAAGTGGTCAAGTTCCATTTTGGGCAACTGAAGAACCCATTGAAGACATTATTGCTCCAATCCAAGTTGATCCTGTCACGACTGCTCTTGTCGAGAAAGAAGCCCTTCGTGCTGAAGCAGTTGTTCTCATCACTAACCTTGCTGATAAACAAAATAAGGAAATCTTAGCAGATATAACTACCAAAGTCCTGGAAGGATATAAGCTCGATCTGGCTAGCCGCACTGAATGGGAAGCTCTCAATGTGCAAATCATCGACCTGGCAAAGCTGCTCGTAAAGAAGAAAGTCTACGCTGGCGAAGTTGTAGCGAATGTTAAGTACCCATTAATCATTAATGCCTGCATACAGTTTGCTGCCAGAGCATATCCAGAACTCATTAAAGGAAATGAAGTTGTCAAAGGTAAGGTAATAGGAACTGATCCTGACAACGTTAAGTTTGACAAAGCGCAGCGAATTTCTCAGTTTATGTCTTTCCAGCTTCTGTCCCTAATGGAAGATTGGGAAGAAGGAGTTGATCAACTACTTTTTACATTGCCTGCAATCGGTTGTGTATTCAAAAAGAGTTACTTTGATGCAATTGAACGAAAGTCTGTATCTCAGATAGTCTTCGCTGATGATTTGGTTGTAAATTACTTTGCAGAGTCGCTTGAACGGGCTCCACGAGTTACGCACAGAATTTATTTGTACCATAACGAAATTGTTGAACGCATCAACTCTGGGATTTTTATCAAGTTTGATGTAGCAGAGCTTGGGCAGGCAACCAGTGATAAGACTGCCGATGTAGATGAAGATACTCCACATTTGTTTCTTGAGCAACATCGTTGGTACGACCTAGATGGTGATGGTTATCAAGAGCCGTATGTAGTAACTGTCCATGATCAATCACAGAAGTTAGTTCGCATCTCGCCTCGGTTTGCCACAGATGGAATTATTCGCAAGTCTGATGAGAGCGGAGTAGTTGATCCGAATGGACCGATTGTTAAGATCATTCCAGAGCAATACTTTACTCGCTTTATTTTCATGCCTGCGATTGACGGCGGGTTCTATGGTATGGGTTTTGGCTCACTTTTGATGAGCAGCAACTCAGCCATAAACACAGTTATTAATCAGCTTCTCGATGCTGGGACATTATCAAATCGTCAAAGTGGTTTCCTGGGGAGAGGACTTAAACTCGGTAGGGGCAAATCAATCCAGGTCAAGTCTGGCGAGTGGAAACCTGTCGATGCTACTGGCGACGATCTGCGAAAGAACATCTTCCCCATGCCAGTACGTGAACCAAGTAATGTTCTCTTCCAGTTGCTTGGATTGCTAATCGAGAGTGGTAAAGAACTTGCCGGCATGACAGAGATTCTTGCAGGTAATTCTCCAGGCGCGAATGTTCCGGCTGAATCTGTTCTTGCATTGATCGAACAAGGCTTGCAAGTCTACAGTGCCATCCATAAGAGACTTTATCGTAGCCAGTATAAAGAGTTCATAAAGTTACGGAGGCTGAATGCTCTTTATCTAGATCAGATGACTTATAAGGCTGTTCTTGATGATAGTAACGCAATTGTTCAGGCTGACTTCTCTAGTGCAGACTTTGATGTTGTGCCGGTTAGTGATCCGAACAGCACCACAATGATGCAGCGGCTTCTCAAGGCAAAGGCCATGCTAGAGTTGAGAGGGCAAGGACTTAATGATCAGGAAATCTTGCGGCAATACTTACTTGCTCTTGATATCGAAGATGTTGAGAGATTCTTTCCGGCTGAAGATCAGCCTGATCCGACTGAACAACTAGCGATGCAGAAACTCCAGGCTGAGATTGCAGAGCTGAGTGCAAAAGTTGCAAAGTTGAATGCAGAAACTCAGCAGATCATGACAGAAATTCCAGGCAAACAACTCGAGCAAGAAAAGACAATTGCAGACATGGACAATGATGCTATAGATTTAGCTCTTAAGGATAAGCAAATATCGGGGCAGCTTGAGCTTGGAAGAAGTCAGCAAAGTTTAGGCAAAGCACCTGATGGATTAAAAGAAAGTACTGTGAAACGTGAATATAGTTAAGGAGATAATATGGATGAATTAGAAAAAAAGAAGAAAGGCACATTTTCTTTTTTACGTGCACTTGGTTTGGGTAAAAATAAGAATGATAATTCAGACAAGAATGTTTTTTATGCTGGGAATGTAACAACTGCAGCGAATAAGCGAAAGAAAGAATTGGAGAAAGCTAATCAGAATTGAGGATATTACGATGCTAACTAGTGAACAATTCCAAGAGTGGAAAAACCATCCAGTAACAAAAGAGCTCTTTGCTGAGATTAAAAAGACTAGACAATCCATAGTTGATCAGCTTGCTAATGGAAATAGTATAGGTCCAGATGCACAGGCAACACATGGATTTACTAACAGAGCAGTTGGCCAAATAAACGGTCTGGATCAGCTTCTCAATATTTCTTTTGAAGGTGGTTTTGTAGATAACGAAGTTGATGAGATAAGCGGTTACTAAGAAGAGTAACTTAAAAGGAGAGTCGTATGAATGAAGTAATAGAAAATAATTTTAAGTATCATGCGCCAAAAAATGGTCAAAATGATAAGTATCTAGCGTTGAGAGCTAAGGGAAAAGAACTTGCATATTTAATTGATGAGTTATGTCCTAATTCAAGAGATAAGTCTTTAGCAATGACAAAACTTGAAGAAGCTATAATGTGGGCTAATGCTTCTATAGCAAGATCTTGAGAAAGAATAACAATTATTTAAAAGGGTAATAATTATGAGCACAGAACACATTAGTGATATTAATCAATCTGGCATCTTACCGACTGGCGGACATTTGTTGGTACTTCCTGAGAAGGTTGAAGAAAAGACTAAGGGCGGAATCTATTTGCCACAAACAACTCTGGAAAAAGAACAGCAAGCAGCAACAGTCGGAACCTTGATTGCCATTGGACCTACTGCCTGGAAAGACCTTGATGACGGAGTTGCCTGGGCAGAAGTTGGCGATAAGATTAGTTACTCTCGATATGCTGGTGTCTCTATGAGCGGGAAGGATGACGACTCTTATGTATTGATTAATGATAATGATGTTTTGGCTCGGTTACTCTTTTAAATAGGTGTTATTATGGCAGAAGAATTTGTGCAAGACATTATTATGGCAGCCGAAGCAACTGATGGTTCTTCTACAGAAGCAACAGAAACTACTGATGATATCAGCAAGTCTGTTGTGGCAACTAACTCTGGTGATGATCGATCTTCCAATCAAACTAAAACCCCTAATGGTAATGCTGATTCTGATCAAACCAAGATTGCTCCGTCTGTAGAAGAACTTGCTGCACAACTTGGCTGGCGTGCTGATCATGTAGGTGAAGACGCAGTTGATGCAGTCACCTACATTCTGAGATCAAAAGACATTCAGAAGGCAATGAGTAAGCATAATAAAGACTTAAAGGAGAATCTTAGCATTGTTCAGGCATCTGTAAATGCTTTGAAAGAGCACAATGAGAAAGTTTATCAGACTGAAGTTAAGAAGTTAACTGCTGAAATAGAAACTCTTAAGAAGGAACGCAAGTCTGCAATTGAGCTTGCTGATGTTGACAAGGTCGAAGAGTTGGATGCACAGATCGAAGCAAAGAAAAACGATCTTGCTGCACCAAAAATTAATGATAGTAGCAAGTCTGGTGCTGTTGAAAATCCTGTATATGATGAATGGATTCAGGATAATCAATGGTACTTGGAAGATAATGAAATGGCACAGTTCGCTGATAATGTGGCTCAGAATTATGTTGGTGCTCCACTGTCGAGGATTTATGCATTAGTAAGGCAGAAAGTTCAAGAGGTTTTTCCAGAGAAGTTTGCATCTGCCAAGCCTGGAACAGTTACTACTGAAGTAAAAAAGCCAGTTGGGCCGGTTTCTCCAGTTGATAAGGGCTCCAACAATAAGGGTGCTTCAACTTCTTTCAGTAAAGCCGATCTTACGCCTGATCAAATTAGTATCATGAATCAATTTGTTCGCGGTGGCATTATGAGTGAAGAACAATATATTAAAGATATTGCAAGTATGCAAGAATAATAAGAGGATTATGTTATGACAGAGCAGGCAAATAAAATAGAGAGTGTTAAAAGCGAGCAACCGCGAAAAAGAATACCTCTTGGATCGAGGAATATTTTGACTGCACCGAAGAAGGTCGGTTTCGTGCGCCGATTTGTTAATGATATTGGAGACCGCATTCAGATGTTTAAAGATGCTGGATGGAACACTGTTGATGATGGTTCACCTGTTGGGGATTCAAAGATTGGCAGACCGACTAATATTGGTAGTGCCACCAACCCTAGTGTGGGTAACAATCAGCGAGCTGTTCTAATGGAGATCCCAGAAGAGATTTATGAGGCAGACCGAGCCGAATCACAAGCCAAGATTAGTGAGGTAGAAAACCAAATTAAGCGGAACTCTCGTGGCGAGGGTAGAGATGGCTTGTCTGGAAGTGTGACTATTTCGTAATAATTAAACTTTGTTGAGGTAAAAAATATGGCTAATCTTGATACTCCTTTCGGCTTTAAGCCGGTCAAACATTTGAACGGTTCTCCTTGGAACGGTCAGGCAAATGTTTATTACATTCCGTCTACAGATAATACAGCAACTTTTAAGGGTGATGCAGTTAAGAGTGCTGGATCTGCAGATGCAACCGGCAAGTATCCTACTGTCGCCCAAGCTACTGCTGGTGCTGCAGTAAGAGGTGTTGTAATTGGTTTTGGTGATAATCCTTATGTGATGATTCAGGCTGATACTCCGCTGCGTGCATATCGGCCGGCTG